GTAGACGTCTTTGAAAGAAAGATGGAACACTACAGACAAGAGTATGAACGTGAAATGGATTTAGTACTAAGAGACGGTGTAGAGTATGACTTGAATCATGATAATACAATATCAGACAATGAAAAAGTAGCAACTCATCATCTTCGCCTAAAAAGGTAGATAGCAAATGAGTTTACGCAATCAAATTGCAGACAACATAGTAGAAGTTCTTAAAGACATTGCTAACCCACGTCCTGTGTTGGTTACAAGAGAACCATTTGATGTTGAAAAATTAGCAATTACACAATTCCCCGCAATATTAGTACAGTCAGGTTCAGAAGAACGTGACACAGAAACCATGGGTGTCAGTGGACATCGTCGTGGTACTATCATATTCCAACTTAGAGGCTTTCAAAGAGGCACTGAGTTAGATAACAAAAGAAATCAATTAATTGAGGCAATTGAAGAACAGTTAGATTCAGACAGATACAGAGGTAAAACGTCTGGACAAGTACAAAATTCAATGGTCACAAGCGTAGAAGTAATAGAACGGTTGGCTCCTCTGGCTGAATTTGTAATCAACTTTGAGGTTACTTATTACTTCGTAAGAGGATCAGCATAAAGGAGAAAACTATGATCAAAATGAAAAAAAATAATTCAATCAAAGAGGTCAAGGATCATTCTTTGGTTGAAATGTATGAAAAGGAAGGTTGGACTAAATTTTTAGATGCCCACGTAGAAGTGAAGGCAGAAGTCAAACCTCCAAAAAAGGAATTTACTGATGTAAAAAAAGATGTCAGTGAAGTAGTGGACGTGACGCCCACAGAAAAAAAAGCGTCTTTTAACATAACCAGCAACAAAGGAGAAAAATAATGGCGATTAATACTATTATTACTGGAAACAATGGTGTAGTTAAAATGGCAGATGCAAGTAATAGTCAAACTTCAATTGCGAGCGTTCGTTCATTTTCATTAGAAATTACATCAGACACAATAGAAAGCACCACTATGGGTACAGATAGCAGAACATACCTAAAAGGACTAAGTTCTTTTTCAGGTACGGCTGAAATCTACTACGATGGAGATGTTTTCCCAACAGCAGACAGTGGAACTAACTTATCAGGTTTGAATCCAACACTACAAGCAGTTGGAACATCACCTTATCTACTTGAGTTATTCCCAGATGAAGCATCAAGCAACACAACTAAGTTCAGCGGCAATGTAATCATCACAGGGTTTACACTTAACTCATCTATGGACGGCATGGTAGAAGCATCTATCAGTTTCCAAGGTAGCGGTGGCGTAACTTACGCTAACTCGTAAGAAACGTAAACGTATGAAAGTTGAAGTTCTTGGCATTAACGAAACTATAAGGTTTCTTGGAACCAGTGTTACTGACAAAGTATCACAGGTTGCTTCTATCTATTTGGAAGAGGCAAAGAAAGCAACACCTATTAAATCAGGTAGAGCAAGAAGAAACTGGCGTAAGGAAGTTAATCGCCAAGACTTTAACGTATCAAACAATGTACCATACATAGGTAGATTAGAAGAGGGCTATTCAAAACAAGCGCCAAAAGGTATTACGAGGGTGGCTTCAAGGCGTGCTAAACGGAGAGTTCAGAAAATATGACACAAGAAAACAAAAAACCAAAGTCTGTATTAGATACAGCAACCGCACATTTTAGAACAAAAATTAGCGGAGATATGACACACATCACAGTCCCTGAATGGGGTGATGCTAAGATTTATTTCAAATCTTCAAATACACTCACGGAAGAATCAAGACTTCTTAACCTTGCACAACAAGGCAAGACTGTAGAAGCATTGGTTGAAACACTTATTACTAAGGCAAGAAAAGAAGATGGTTCTAAGATGTTTACAATACATGACAAAGCAACTTTTATGAATGAAGTTGACCCAAGTGTTGTTATCAGAGTGTGTGGTGAAATGAATCAGAGTTTAGACAGCAATCTGGAGATTGTGGAAAAAAACTAAAAAGCGATCCTGACCTTATGTTTATGTATAGGTTAGCAAAAGATTTGGGTCGCACAGTTAACGAGGTTATGCAAATGACTTCAGCGGAGTTTGTAGGATGGGTTGCATTTTATAAACATGAAGCAGAACAAGAACGCAAAGCGATGAACAACGCCAAGGCAAGGAGATAAAGAATGAGTGATGTAACAGTACGTTTTAGAGGTGATACACGCCAACTTGATCGTGCCCTGGTTGGAGTTAATCGCGGTCTTAAAAGAGTAGAACGTAATTCTAAACAAAGTCGCAGAGCCTTACAAGGCATTGAAGCAACTGGTGGTAGAGTTACTACAGCATTAAGAGCCGCAGGAGCGGCTCTGGTTGCCTTTGGTACAAGTAGAGCCATTGGTGGTATCGTAGGTGCCACAACAGCAATGGAAGGTTTCAGAACACAGTTGACTACCTATCTTGGTTCACAAGAATTAGCCAATGCTGAAATAGATAGACTATCAAAATTAGCAAGAAGTTTACCACAAGACGTTAACCAGCTTACAGAAGCATTTGTTATCTTCCAACGTTTTGGTTTAGATACATCAAATGAATCAATGAAAGCGTTCTCAAACATTGCGGCGGCTAACAGTAAATCAATTACACAGTTAGGTGAAGCAGTAGCAGACGCACTTACAGGTGAGTTTGAACGTCTAAAAGAATTTGGTATCAAAGTAAGAAATGAAAATGGTACCTTTACAGCAAAAATTGGTGAAGACCAAGTAGCAGTAGCAAAATCAGCCAGTGCCCTTGTAGAACAACTTAAAGCACTTGGTATGGAAGGCGGACGATTTGGTTCAGTTACAGTTGGACCATTAACATTAGCAATGTCAAACTTCCGTGGTGCAATATTTGAAGCAAGTGCGGCACTTGGTGAAGGCGGCTTTGGAATGGCATTGGCCAGTACTGTTGATAAAATTACAGAATTCATTACAGAAAACGACGTATTGATGCAACAGATATCAAGAGGATTGACTGTGGCTACATTAGCGGCAGGTGATGCTTTTATATTCTTACTAAACAATTTAGACCTTGTAGTATATGCAATGGGAGCCTTGATTGCTATACCAATCATCAAGTTCTTCTTTGGATTAGGCACAATGTTGATTTCAACAGTGGTTCCTGCTGTGATTGGATTGCTCAGAGCATTTACAGGTCTTGCAAAATTTGTAGTTGGCACACTTATAAGAGGGGCATTGGTTGCTCTTAGTGTGGCATTTAGTAAAGTGGTATTGATAACAGGTGCTGTGGCAGGTGCGGCGTATGGATTGGCCAAAGCATGGGATTATGTGTTTGGTACAGAATTAACAAGCGGTGTTGATGAATTTGCGGCTAACACTAAAGAAAAATTTGATAGCTTAATTGAAGAAATTGCAGGCCTTGGTGAAACTGTTATGGAAGTGGTTCCTAACATGGATGAACTAACAGCGGCGGCAAGCAAAGGCAAGGAAATTTATGACAAGTTTGGTAATATCATACACGACTTTTCAGAATACAAAAAAGGCCTAAATCAAAGAGTAGAAGAAAGCATTGCGGCAGGGTTGAAAGAAACCAAAGTGTTAGATGAAAGTAAAGCGGCTCAAGAAAGAAAAATAATAGCAGACAAGGCGGCACAGGCGGCTATTGAATCAAGACTAAAAGCACTTGATGATTACACCAAAAAAGAACAAGAGGCTATTGCTAACACTGAAGCGGCTTTGGACTTAGAAATGAGTCTACTAACTGAAACAGAACAAGTTAGACAAGCACACATCAAAGCACTACAGTCAGAAATTAAATTTAGAGCAACAAATGCCAACGTAACAGACGAAGAAGCAAACGCACACAGAAACCTAATACTACAACAGGAATTAGGACTTGTTAAAAAGCGTGAACAGATGGCACTTGAAAAAGAGTTTTTAGCATTCCGTAAACAAAGCACACAATTAGAACAAGCACAAGCAGGCATGAGTGCAGTTACAAGATTGAATCCTGCAGAAGAACAAAGACAAAGTTATGCTGATGCACTTGCTGGTATTGAACAATTAAGAGAAAGAAATATTCTTGATGAAAAGGAATACCAAAGAACACTACAAAGATTAGAACAAGAGCATGGCAAGAAAATGTTGTCTATCAAACAGGACCAAGCAAGAGCACAATTAGAACTTGCTGGTGTTACAAATTCAGAAGTAACAAATGCTGTGATAGAACAAATGGCCAATGTAGAAATGATGCAACAAGGTGGTATCAGAGCGGCACAAGGAACACTGAGTGCGTTTGGTAACATTTTAGGATCAATGGCAGGACAAAACAAACAAGCATTTGAAGCCTACAAGAAATTACAAATTGCACAGGCATTGATTTCAACTTATAGTGCGGCAACTAAGGCACTTGCATTTCCTCCTGGACCACCAATATCATTCTTATATGTTGCGGCGGCAGTAGCGGCAGGTATGGCACAGGTTAGTGCTATCAAATCACAAACTTACACAGGTAGACAATTAGGTGGACCTGTACAAGAAGGTAAATCATTCTTAGTTGGTGAAACTGGTCCAGAGATTTTTACACCTAACGGTAGTGGTAGAATAGATAGAATGGACAGTTTAGGTGGCAAAGAAGTAAACATTAACTTTAACATACAAGCCGTAGACACACAAGGATTTGATGAATTATTGGTTAGCAGAAGAGGTGTTATCCAACAGGTTATCTCAGATGCTATGTTAGAGAGCGGACAAAGGAGTAGGTTCTAATGGCTGATATAGCAAGTCAATATCCAACATCACCAAGTTTCAATGCGGTGAGTATTACAACTAACACACCAACACTGGCAACTGAAACATTTTCAGGTAAGACAAGACGTATTGGACAAGGACATACATTTTACAGCTGGCAAGTAAAATATCCTACAGTAAGCGAAAGAGACGCTGGACTTGTAGAAGGTTTTCTTGCACAGACATTTGGCAGTTTATTAAGTTTTGAAATTGTATTGCCAAAAGTAAGTTATTCAAAATCAACTAATCCACCAAGCACTACACCAGCAACAACCACAAGTTATGCGGCTGGGGCAAAGAGTGTTGTGTTAGACAACTGTGGTGCAAACAAAGAAGTTCTTTACTCAGGTGATTATTTTAAGTTTGCAAATCATTCAAAAGTATATCAAGCGGTAGCAACTTGCACATCAGATAGCAGTGGCAATGCAACTCTTTTATTTGCAGGTAGTTTAGTAGCAAGTGTACCTAATGACACTAACCTTACACTAACAGCAGTACCATTTACAGCAATTCTTGTAAATGATGTGCAGAAGTTTGATGTAGGTGTAGGAGGATTAACAAACATATCTGTGGATATGAGAGAGACCTGGTAGATGAAAAGTTTTGCAGGAGAAGAATATCTAAAGGATGAGTATTACAGAGATCATACTATTGCGTGTGACCTTATTGAAATACATCTAAAAGATAGCAACAACAATGATGCACCGTTGTATCTTGCAAGTGGTGGTATCAACATTGACTTTGATTCAGACACGGCTCCTAACGCAGGAACAAACACATATTCAGCACAAGGCGAATTCTTAGGCCATAGTGCAATCAACGAAGACTTTGATGTTAAGGTAGGCAAGTTTTCAATTAACTTGTCAGGCTTACCAAGTGGTTATGTTGATAGATTTGTAGGCAAAGAACCAGAAGGCAAA